TATGCTAAAGATATTATTATTGATGGACCCTGCCGAATACGGTATAGTCCAGATAAACCTTTGTCTTGTGGTGCCCATGTTTGGATTGAAACAGAATCAGAAGTTACCTTTATAGGTAAAGTTCAACATTGGAAGGAACTGGTATGACTACAACTACAGAACTAAACGATCTTTTCCGTTGGTGTGATGACATAGGACAGTTCGCTATTGATCGTCCTATCAATGATACATTGAACCATCAAGGCTCTTGCGTACACAAGACAGAGTTTTGCAAGGCTACTTGTTTCAATAACAAGCTGTATAAACTCTATCCTAAGATGCATGATCGAGATGATAGAGTAGAAAGTATCTGGCAAAGTCTTGATCCTCTTTCCATCAAACCTTTCCTTCAACGTAAGCGTAAGCAGACTAAGCGAGTGCGCTTCATGACTAGGGGCGAGGCATTTGCTACATGGTCGGATGTACTCAAGGTTAAAGCTATCCTGGAAGATAATCAAAATACTCAATGGTGGATACCCACCAGAGCATGGCGTGACCCTATCTTGAAAGCAATGATCGAAGAGATTATAATGCCATTGAAGAATGCAGCAGTTAATGCAAGTGTTGATCCATCTAATACTAAAGATGAGTGGAAAATGCTACGAGAGGATGGATGGAACGTCATGTTCTATGGAGATGAAGACTTGACTAGCGTTCCAGACTCTGATATAAAAATGTTCTTGTGTCCTAAGACTCACAAGAAACTGAAAGGACATTGTGATATCTGTAAAGCTGGATGCTTCAGTCCAGTTACAAGGCAGCAGCAGCAGTTCGTCCATCTGTCGCAACATTAGGAGTATGTAATGAAAGATGAGGCAATCAAGCATGGGCATGTAAGCGTGCCTGTACTCAAGGCAATAAAAAATAATTGTATTGAGTGTAGTGGAGGGAGCTTTGCAGAGGTGAAGCTATGTACAGTTTACTCTTGCCACTTGTGGCCGTTCAGAATGGGAAAGAATCCTTGGCGTAAAGGAATGAGCCAGGAAGAAAAAGATAAGCGTAGTAAACGATTAAAAGAGGTAAGGAAGTCATGGAGTACAGAACAGGATTAATTACAGAATTGTTTAGTGATATCAATGACTTACTAGATCAAGTCAATGATCTTAAACCTACAGATTCTACCTTTGAGATTGCAGAATCCTTATCTAATTTAAAGAGTAAAATTAGAAAAGAATTTATAGGATTCTAGATTGCATACTTAGGTATAGTATGCTATAATATATAGATTGGAGATTGAAATGAGTAAGTTTAACTTCAAAGATCACGTACAAATTAGTCTATCTTCTGATACTATTTGTGGAGAAGACTTAAACACTATCATCATGCGATACAGTGACACTACGTCAGTTACAGATATATCTGTAAGAGAATGTAACAAAATACTCAACCATCAGATGGAGGAGTGGGAACATGAGTACAATCAATACCTCGATTCCTTTAAATATAACTAGGAAAGTAGAACGTATTCATAAATCAGGAATGCGTGATCCTTATTGGAAAGAGCGAAGACAACATCAAGTTATCCCTGATAAAAAGAAACAGGAAAGTAAAAGAAAGTGTAGACAAAATGTTTATCATAGTTCAGGGAACGAAGAATAATATACATACATGTTTAGAAGAATTACATCCTCTACCTAATGCTTATGGTAATGCTGTTGAAACATTTAAAACTAAAGAAGATGCAGTTAAATTACTTGAGCTATTGTGGGATGTAGAGATTTCTGAATACGAAGAAAATAATATTCATGTATGGAGACTTCATTAATGTTTCCACCTAATGATTTTATTGATGTGCTTGTACTTATAGTAAAAGCTATCGTGGATGCTCTAACATAGGAGGTTAGCATGAATTTATTAAATGTAATTACTACTTTATCTGAGATAAAAAGTAAAATAGATGTAATCTATAACAATACTGAAACTAAAAATGTCAATGATAAATATATGAGTAGTTTAAAAGATGAAACATATAATGATATGACTAATTTAATAAATGATTTAAGAGCAATACATAGAGAGAGACGAGGCTTGGAGATAAATGCATGGCGTATGTAAAAATATTTGTATGTCTGTTTGTACTATGTATATCTTCAATCGCATATGCAGAAGAAGAGACAAATAATTTTGAGTGTTTAGTCGAAGCAGTATACCATGAAGCTAGGTCTGAACCTTTTATAGGACAGTTAGCAGTTGCTAATGTGATTTTAGAAAGAGTTAATCTAGCTCATTTTCCAAATAGTATATGTGAAGTTGTTCATGCAGGACGTAGATGGAAAGGAAACATAATTAGAAATCGATGTGCCTTTAGTTATTTCTGTGATGGAAAAAAAGAATGGTACAGTATAGATAAGAAAGCAATAGATATAGCTTATGACGTTGCTTCCCTAGCCATGCAGGGAGTAATGGTATTTTCTACATTGGGAGCCACTCATTACCATGCTAGTTATGTAGCGCCATCTTGGTCTAACCACTTGAAAAGATTAGAACAAATAGGTACACACATTTTCTATGTTGACTAGCGATTAAAAATATGATACTATTCGTTTGAAACGAGGTTGATATGGGTAGAGTTAAAGATTTATTGTATACTGGAGTTTATGATATGAGTTATGAAGATGACTTATTAAGAGAGAATAATATACTAAGAAAAAATATTAAAGATTTACAAGAACAATTAAATAAATCTCATCAAAGAATTAAACATCTTACAAATAATAAATGGTCTGAAGAAACAAAAGATAAAAATCAAATGGATTTAAAATTAAATGACCGACGAGATTAAACAGTGCCAGGTATTTGACTTTGTTTCTATCAAGGAAGCAATAGAAGAAAAGAAAAATTCTTTTACAGTAGGAGTATCTGATGAGGAGTGGGAAGATTGTGTCCATACTTTGTTCTTATTCATGGCTGAGAATGGATATGATCCTCATAAACAATCAGAGATAATAGAATTTGTTAAAGACTATTTTCGTGATCTACCATACAACGATAACGAGGAATGACCAATGAGTAAAAATTTATGGGAGAAAGAAGAACGACAGGTGTTTCGATCTCTCACTCGACAGTACAAGCAAGAAGGTTATGATATTAAAGAAGCTAAGAAGTTAGCTAGAGAAGAAACAAATGAGATTATGTTAGACAAGAAAGAGTTTGCAGAAAACTTATACCAACAGGCTTTAGAAGACCTTGATTGATAACATTATAGATAAAATAATTTTAGTTAGAGCATTAAACTATGATGCATATTTTAAGTTTACTCGTAAGAAAGGGGGTATGTTATCTGTTTATAATTCTAACAAAGTTATTTGGATATATCCGTATCCAAATGTACTATCACAATCTTATGTTAGAAAAGTTCTTACAGATTATTTTGGTAACTCTATTATTAGGAACTAGATATGTCTGGTAAATGGTTAGAAAGAGGAGAGTGTCCTGAGTGTGGATCAAGTGATGCTAACGTAAGACACTCTGATGGATACTCACATTGCTTTTCTTGTAACACACACTTTCATGGAGAGGATGGACAAGTGGTCGTGCCAATGCAAAATAAACGAGATGGTTTTTCGGTTGGAGAACTTAAAGGTATTGATGATCGTAAGATCAGCGCAGCTACATGTAAGACATACAATACGTATGTTAAAACTAAAGGTGGCACGGTTACACATCACATCTATCAGTATTTCAATTCACAAGGAGACTTTGTAGGTAATAAGGTTAAACAAGTAGAAGGCAAAAAGTTCTGGTCTGAAGGTGACATGCAAAGCGCAGGTCTGTTTGGTCAAAACTTATTTGGTAAAGGTGGTGGAAAGTATATCACTGTTTGTGAAGGTGAGCTTGATGCTATGTCTGCTTACGAGTTGCTTGGTTCTAAGTGGCCCGCTGTATCAATTAAATCTGGAGCGCAGTCTGCCTTGAAAGATTGCAAGCAATCCTTTGAATATCTAAATAGCTTTGATAATATTGTTTTATGCTTTGACTCTGATAAACCTGGTCGAGAAGCAGCGCAGAAGGTGGCTCAACTATTTGAGCCTAACAAATGTCGTATCATTAGCCTTGAGTACAAGGATGCTAATGAATACATCAAGATGAATAAGCGTAAGAAGTTTACAGAAGAATGGTGGAATGCTGAACCCTTTACGCCAGCAGGTATTATTAATCTTAATACTTTGAAAGATTCTTTGTATGATGAAGCTCACTTTGAGACTTGCCTGTATCCTTGGTCAGGTCTTAATGAAAAGACTTATGGTATGCGGACAGGAGAACTAGTAACATTTACTAGTGGTGCTGGCATGGGTAAGTCTAGTATTATCAGAGAGCTTATGCATCATCTATTGAAGAACACAGAAGATAATATTGGTGTTCTTGCTATGGAAGAAAGCATTCGTACTACAGCATTCAACATCATGTCTGTTGAAGCTAATGCTCGATTGTATATCAAGGAGATCAGGGATCAGTTTGATCGTAAGGATTTGCTGAAGTTCCAAGAGGATACTATTGGTACTGGTAGGTTCTTTGCCTTTGATCACTTTGGTTCCATAGGTAATGATGAGATACTAAATCGTGTTAGGTTTATGGCTAAAGCTCTTGAGTGTAAATGGATTGTGCTTGATCACCTATCAATCTTAGTATCTGGTCAAGAAGACTTTGGTGACGAGCGTAAGTCTATTGATATCTTAATGACTAAGTTACGTAGCTTGGTAGAAGAAACAGGTTGTGGCTTGTTGCTTGTATCTCATCTACGTAGACCATCGGGTGATGTAGGTCATGAGAACGGTAAAGAAATTACCTTGTCACACCTGCGTGGAAGTGCTAGTATTGCACATCTGAGCGATAGTGTTATTGGTCTGGAAAGAAATCAACAAGCAACTGATGAGGTTGAAGCCAATACAACTGTTATTCGTATCTTAAAGAACAGGTACACAGGTGA